ATTCTGTAAATTCTTGTAGTCTAGACGCCATTCAAGTAATCTCTTTAAATGTTTAGTAGTAGTTCTTTTAGAGCCTTTGAGAAGGAGTCACCCTTTCCAATAAGCCATTTTCCTCGTTCTCCTACATTATAATCAGCAGCAGATAAGACAATTTCATAAGGAATATCGTCCTCATTATGATTTACTCTAACAGTATACCTAACGAAAGTTTTATCTAACCATCGTTTACCAGCCTCATAGTTAATTGTAACATTTTCAGGTACATTAGTCAAATCATAATTTTCGGTGGGTTCGACAACCACTTCTTCAACCGTCTCCATATTATTATTTTCTACCATTTCATTTTCTTCAGAGTTTTTTTCTTCTTCAGCGTTTGTGTCGAGATGAGCATTTAGGGTTTCAGGCCCGAAGACTGTACAGTAAATACTATCTAGCCCACAACCGCATTTGCAAATATTCATATTTACTCCTATATTAAATTACAACTTCGCTTAATAAGCCTTTTACCTCTGGTATCGCTTCTTGAAATTCTTCTTTCAACCATCGTATCCGACCTAAAGATTTTACATTAGCAGTAAATAGGTCTGACATTTGTTGGGAAAGTGATCGTTCTAAATCAATATCTTCAAAACCATCATGTACCCCTAAGATAATGCCTTTCATACAATGTCCCCAAATTTCATCCTTATCTTCCCATTCAGCCCATATAGCTAATTCTGCGGGTTGACCCGAAGGAGAAGCTATTACTGAAGATGTAAAAAATGAGCCAATACCCATTTTACGCTGTTCAGTGAATTGTTCTTTAATTTCATCTATAGTATATTGTTTTTTAAGATCATCTACTGATACACCATAAACCAATCTCCAAATCTGCATACTTATTATCTCCTTACTTAAATTAGATCAGGTGTTTCAGCTTCCTCTTCATCCCATAATGCTTCCTCACTTCGAGGTTTTCGATCCATAGTATTATTATGAGGAATTTTTGTATCATGTAATGGTCTACCACTATGCTTATGCATTCGGGCAGGAACAAATTTTTCTATATCAAGAATTTTTCCATTATACATATTTGCTTTATATAGAGGAGAATCTCCCATATTAAAGATTATATGTTTATCTGAAACTTCATGCATTGCTGGAAAAGCATATCCACGTTCTTCCAACTGTTTATGTAAAGGAACTAATTCTTTGCTTAAAGCAAGATTTGGTTCCTGAGATACATCCCCTCCATAATCTTCCGTATCGTCACCACCATAATCAGGCATAGAGTCTGCGGATTCACCAGGTTCGCCAAAGCCATCACCGCCCCCCATTGCATCTCCCATACTGGCTGACATCATGGCTTGTTGTTGTTCAACTGGATTAAGAGCCTTACCTGAAACCACGAAATCGATATTATCGATCCCCATTTTTCCGTTTGCCTTAATCTCAATATCAAAGCCCATTTGTAAGGCCATATTTGCAATAGATGCTCTCTGTTGAGCAAAAGCGATTCTGGTTGCTTCTGCCTTTTCTTCTGGTTGTTGTAATTCTAATACCCAATCAGTGATACCAAAAGCCTCTAACAGAGGTGGAAATACTTTTTCTTGTAGAATACGTTGATCGGATTCTACTACTCTAGACATAACCGTTAATTGCTGAGTCTGAGAAGACATTCCACCGTAAGCATCTGGAGAACCCTGCCAAGCAGGAGTAACACCCCACATAGCCGCTATTCTTTCACGAATCTCTTCTCTAACTGGAAGATAATCCATTTCTTGTAACGTATGGAAAAGGCGTACCATTTCAACCTTACCACGGCCATTCTTTGTCCCTACAGCCACCATTGGGATGTAGTTTGGATCATACCTCATCTTCGCAGCGATATTATCCCTTTCTCTTCGGAGAGATTCAGGATCATCCGTGAAGACCATCAACATAGAAGCAGGCATTCGACGCTCAAAGAAATATCTATAAACGTTTAAATCCATTCCTCTTATGGTTAAAATCTTGTGCATTAACGTTAGAAGAGGGCTATAACCATATGTTTCTGAATGATAAAATTTACTGGCATGAACAACTTCTGAATCTAATAAATAAAGGGGGTGTGCCCGATAATTATACTTATACATAGCAGCTACTAACGGTCTATCACATGTTTCACACGTTCCAGGGTCATCAGCAGGCGCAATCTCTCTATGTATATAACAAAGCCAATGAGAATTCTTAGGTAATCCTTCAGGATTTAAATCCCATTCCATATAAGCTGGATTTAAGCGTCTAAGTTCAATAGGTTTAGACCTTACAGTACCATCTGGCCCTTCAATGTACTCTTTAACAATATGTAAAAACATATCATCAAGAGAATTTATATCAAACCAAAGAGCGCGTAATACGGCCTCAAAGGACATATCAAAGACGTTTGAGTCCGACATAAACTTATCAAAATTTAACTTTTGATCTGGTCTAGGTTTCTCTAATATTCCTTCTTCAACATCTTCGCCCTTAGCCATAGCCTCTCTTTGCCGTTCTGGTAAGGTTACAGCACATTGTGCACATTCTTGAACTTCTTCCATGTATTCTGCGTGACAGAGAGTACATTTAATGGCAAATTTTGGTTTCCATTCGATCCCTCGACGGAAAACCTCATTGATAATATGATTAATTGGCCCACGTATTTCTTCAGTGTTCTTAGCGAACTCAATAAGCTGGAAAACTTGCTGTTGACGATATTGTAGCTGTTGGCTAACATAACCACCATAGAGTAAGTCTAAACCAAGTGTAGGGGAACGATAAGTTTCTGCGTCTCCAGACTCTTTCATTAACGACATTGTATTAAACAACTGATTTAGTTGTGTTTGTTGTTTAAGAACCCCTGGAAGTTCTGGTAGATAATCTCGTAATTTCATTCAATAACCCATTTTTTCTAATCTAGTTAGTCTGCTATGATTGTTTTAAGGAGAGTAGCAATATCTATATCTAAATTGCCTTTATTACTCATAGTTTCAATACTTTCAAGAACTTTCATAGCTCTTTCATGTTTGAATGTATTAGTACTAATAGCATTTTGTTGTCCTCGAAGGGTAGATACAATTTCTAACAATGTATCTCTTTCATCCCTTAAGGCTTGAATTTCTAACTCTTGGTCAATACTACTACTAGTACTAGTACTTGGCTCATTTCCTTCCGATGCAATTTCAAACAGATTATTTTCTGCTTTGTCTTCAGGCATATAATCTTGCTGTTCAACTTCTCGCATTAAAGCAAGAAATTGGCCTTCTTTAATAACTAAAACGGCATCCGAATCGTCTGGAATATCTAACTCATCAGTTAGTGTCATAGCAGACATTTCTTTATGCCATGTGTCTAAAATTCGCCAAATACCATAATCGTCTCGATTTGCGGTATATTGTACTTCCCTTTGACGTAAACTAGAGCCAATTTGCCCATAATCTGAACTCATTTTCTTCACCTTTTCGTAAAACTTTTCTCTTTACCCTTCTATTATACATCTTTTTAGTAGTAAGATGCAATTTTTAATCACATTTTCCTAAACCACATGATTGACACGTAGGACAACCATTTTCAATAATTATTCGGCCATTACAGGAAGTACATTTTTTAATGCCCATTTCTGTAGTAATCATACGTTCTTTAGTCCCAAGGCTAGTTTCCGTTTCACCCATTTTTTTCACTTTGGAAAAATTCTTGTTCATACTTTTAGCAATAGCATCAGAAGGAGAGAGAATTAATTGTCCCTTATGCCAAGCTGGGCAACAAGTAATACCATTCAATTGATACGCAATATCTTCATACGATATTCCTTTTTGTAAGCCTAAAGAAACTAATCTAGCGATAGTCTCTAAAAAGGCTGCATCACAACCGCCTGCTTTTCCACCATTTGCAATAACTTCATGAGGTTTTCCATTCCAATTAGTAGTGACTAGTAAGCTGCCATGACCAGTAGCCCATTTTGACGAAATACCTTGGAGATCATCGGGTCTTCCTATATTACCAGCTTCAGGGATTACCCCTTCCTTAATACCCCAATCAGACATGTTTTCTAGAGGTTCTTCAACCTCTCTTAATATTTCATCTAGATTTTTCTCAATTGGGGCTAATACTTCTAATTCTCTAGTACCGGAACGATATACCGTCACACCTTTACATCCAAGTTCCCATGCTTGCATATAAATAGCACTAATTTCTTCTGCTGTAATATCATTAGGAGCATTAATAGTCTTTGAGACAGCATTAGAAGTATTTTCCTGCCATGCTGCTTGCATTTTTAAATGTGCATCAGGGGAAATATTCAAGGCCGTTTGGTAAATATGCTGTTTTAACCCTAATGCCTTTAAAAGTTCTACTGGATTATGTTTATGCTGTTCTAATAAATCAACAGAAGAATCCGTATTATCATAATATTTAGTTAATTCTTCTCTAAGTCCTTTGGCGCAATCAAGCATTTTAGTTGTGCGATCTCCAACATCATCTTTCCAAAGAATATTAGATTCCCAAACGAGGTCAAATAAAGGCTCAATACCTGACGAGCAATCAGCCAGTCTACTAATAGTACCCGTAGGAGCGATAGTAATTACTGACGAATTTCGTACTGGACGTGCGCCGTGAACATTAAAAGCTGAATTAGACCACTCAGGGAATGGGCCTTCTTTAGCTGCTAAATCGGCAGAAGCGTCCCAAGCACTAGTACTAATAGCTGACCCAATTTTTCGGGCTTCTTCGACAGCTTCTTCCGAATCATAAGAAATTCCCAAAGAAATCAAAGCATCGGCCCATCCCATGATACCCAATCCAATACGTCTGGTAGCAAGATTAATATCTCGTAAAGATTGTAGAGGGAAAGTATTTACATCAATAACCCCATTGAGAAAATTAACAGAGTCATGGACTACACTATCTAAAGCAACATAATCCCATTGACCATTAACAACAAACTTAGATAAATTAATAGAACCTAAGCAACAGCTATTACCATCCTCCAAATACTCCTCACCACAAGGATTACTGGTCATTATATCACCAAGTTGAGGATTTGGTTGTGTTTCCAAAACTCGGTCTATAAAGGCAATACCAGGGTCACCTGTAGTATAGGCTGACTCGCATATCTCATTCCATAACTCTTTAGCTGGCATAGATTTTACACCTTCACCAGTATGTGGGTCAAATAGAAACCACGGTTCATCCGCAAGTACAGCTTCCATGAAGGCATCAGTAATTTGTACGGATATATTGAAGTTCTGTAAATCCTTAAAAGTATCTTTACAATGAATAAAATCCTGTATATCAGCATGAGAAATACTTAATTGACCCATGTGTGCCCCACGTCGGAAACTTCCTTGCGTAATTATAGAAGCATTAAAGGAAATCATTCGAAGAACATTTACTGGCCCAAGAGCTTCACCATGAGGGCCATTAACAGCGGCTCCTTTAGGGCGAATTTTACTTACGCCTATACCTATACCACCTCCAGATTTTTCAATCATTACTACATCGCTAACAACATTCATGATATCTACCATATCATCTTCGGGGCTACGTACAAAACAAGCACTTAGACAGCCTTTATTTGCACCAGCATTTACTAAAGTAGGAGAATTGGGGTGGAACTCACCACTAGCCATCATACGATAATACATATATACTAATTCTTCTTTGCCATCAGCTATATGATTTGCTACTCTTAAATACATCTGATCTGGGGTTTCTACTATATTACCTTCCTTATTCTTCATAAGGTATCTATCCTCTAAGATTGTGAGAATATTAGGTGTCATTCGTTTGGCGGCTAGATTATACTCCATTAAGCTCTCCTATATTATGTTGATCAATTTTTATGATTTTAGATTTTTCTTCAGGATAGTCCACGGTGGCTTTTATCCATTCCATACTTGCTTTCAATTGCGCTTTCTCTTGTTTTTCTTCATGGCATATTAAACATTTTTGACGTTCAAATATCCACCCCTCAATATGCTGACAGTCTGGGCATACTAGGACACGTTTATCCCCTTCTTCTAATTTTATAGGCTCAGCCTTAAAAGTAAGGACATCCCCAACAGAGTTATCCTCTCCCATTGTTGCCATATCTAATAGATTACCTATATCCTGAGTATTACCTCTCATTGAGTCTACATGTGCGTAAACAGCCAGAGCAATTGACCAGAAAGCATCACCATGCCCTGCTGGAGTTACTGCTGCTGATAAGGTGTTATCAACACATACAATCTGAGAACGCTGGCGATGATCAACAATTAATTTGATCTTTCCTTGATTCACATATTCTTCAAATTTTGTTGCCATAGCTCTACGTTGTTTAGGGGTAAAAATAATAGGTTCCCAAATAGGGTTTAATTCGCCCACTTCTTCAATCATCGGGATAGTATTATCAAAGAAGCCTTTATCAATATCAAAATTATCGGCAACCGTATTTAAAAAGTGTACTTGTCTAGTAAAATCCATACCATCTAAGAAAGTAGTATTGATCTCTACAATAGCAGTACCATCGACTTTACTCGTAAATACACATAAATGTGATGGGTGACGTTTCTTTCCAATATCAAATCCAGCAACAGTTAAATCACTATCTAAGTTGTCGTGGAAAACATAAGGGTCTAATGATTTTAATTCTTCAAATTCCACAGCCTGAATTTCTTCAATATTTAAGAAGGCATTGACTGTAGCAACAGGGTTCAACATGAACTCGGCTGAGAAAATTCTAGGCCTTTCAGCTTGATAATTTTCTAACCATTCT